CAATACAGTCAAGAATACGGGAAATGTATATCAGTATAGTTCTATTGGCGGAAGTGTAGATCCTACCGCACTTGAAGCCGGAACGGCAACAAACTTCAAGCCACCCACTTCAGGATTCCAATCAAAAAACCCCTCTGGTGGATACCTTGGCGGAACATTGAGTTCTCCGTCTCTACCAAGACCCGTCGCAAACTCTTGGACGGTTCTTGCTGTAGTCAGAACAAATCTTGCCTTGAATGCGATTTCATATGACACAACATTACATCCAACCATTATCAATTCTGGATATGCCGGAAACGAGGATGCGCTCAGTGATTCTGCTTCTGCTTCGGGCACTCTGAATCTTGGATATGAAATCATTGGAGAAACGGGTGCTATTCAAGCTGATGTGGTAAATAGTTCTGCCGGGTTCACTTCGATCAATAGTGCTGCTGTTGTTACGTTTGGTAATACGTCTTCTTCCAACACCGAACACGCATTTAGAATTGTTGGCGTTTCTGTAAACGCTTCAACTCTATCTGCCTCTTCTACAGAGGATCTTATAACCTTCCATATTGATGGTCGTAGATTTAGTAACAGCGAAATTCATTCTGATGTTGGTTCGTTTGTTTCAGGACACTCTGGAATGGATTGGAGATCACAAAACAACTATGTGACATCAATCGGAAAATGGGCACCTGCCAATGCGGCAGCTTTGATTACCGATTCTGTCCGAAGTGTTTATCCTTATGGGACAAAAGATTGGGATGGAGATATTGCGGAGATTCTTGTGTTCAATGAGAAGTTGTCCCTCAATAACATTGCAAAGGTTGAAGGCTATCTGGCACACAAGTATGGTCTTGAGTCGAATCTAAAGCATAAAGATGATAATGGATCAGGAAGTCCTGAGATTGAACTTCGTCGAGATGAATTTAATTCAACTGTAGATGGATGGGATTTTTATGTTGAACGGGATGGGATGAGATTAGCCGAAGTTACAAAAGATTTGACAACTTTCGGTAGTGTTTTAATAATTGCCGATGGTTGGTCGGGTGGCGCAGCTAATTTGGTGATGACAAAAACCTTTGACACTCCTTTTGATGGAGCGGCATATCATAATTTTAGTGTTCAAGAGGCTTTTGATGGGTCTTTTCTGCCAAAATTCGCAAATGCGTTTCTTACTTTTACTGACGACAATAATGTTGAAACCAGTGTATACGAACAAAGAATAGATTATGAAGCCGATTTATATTGGCTAGATTTTCCTCCATATACTCCTCATTTCATGGACCTCAGTTCTAAGTCAGAATGGACAGGAAGCAAAATCAAAAAACTAAAATATAATTTTGGTCAAGATGATGATGGAAATGTCAAGGTTAGTCTTTTCTCTGTCGTACTCTCAGGCAACAGCCATCCCCATCCATATAGAGAATACGCTCCATTAGCAGATTCTTCAAATTCATGGAATTTGAACTACTAAATAGTAGAGGTATAATAATAGGAGAAGTTTCTTGCCAGCATTAACGGGAAAAAAATTTAGTGTTTACAATGCAATGACCTTTGCGGCTGTCTTTGGATCTTCCGCAGAAAATTTGTATTTGTATATTGGAAAACCCTCCCCTTGGAATGACGATAATTCACCCCCATATCCAGAAGATACTGATGCCTATCATAATTCGATTTGGAATGGTATGGCAGGAATGGTTCGTATTAATGCGGACGAGGTGGCACTTGGTATAACCAGAAATGATTGGACTTCAGGTACAGTATATTCCAGATACCATCATGCCAATACGGATCTTGGAACGAACTTTCATGTTCTCGCAGGAAATTTGAATCGCGATGTTTACAAGTGTCTCGACAATAATGGTGGATCTCCTTCTACATCTAAACCTATACATAAAAATCTTGGAATTACAAGAGAGGCGGATGGTTATGCGTGGAAGTATATGTATACCATCGCAGATACAGATTTTGTTAAGTTTGCGACAGCAAATGTTATTCCTGTTTCAAAGAATTCTGATGTGGTAAGAATTAATCGTAAAGGTGGAATCATACATATTCCTCTGGACGCGAGTAAAGAAACGGGTGTTGGGCAATATTATAGAGGTACTGGATATGTTAATACTTCATATTCAACACTGGCATCAAACGCTACAATACATACTACCGTAAATTCTAACACCGCAACCAATGAACTTAAAATAATTGCTGACTCTGGTTTAGCTCCTTGGAATGATTATTATAACAATTCGGCATTTTTTGTAACTACTGGTTTAGGAGCAGGAACTTTTCGTCGAATCAAAGATTATATAACTGGTGGATTTGGTTCTGACGGATCTACTGCGACCTACGCAAATGTTATTCTTGATTCTGTTGTTAGCGAAGTGGCAAATGGAGACTCCTTTATTATTGGTCCAATTATAACAGCTCCTCGAAATGATTTAAATGGCGCAGGATTCCTTGCGATAGGAAAAACTAATGCTTCAGGAAACATTACTACCGTTGATGTAAGTTTGATCGGTAGAGGGTACTCAAACGGAACAAGTTCCAATGTTTATGTTAATGGAATCTACAATCCCGGTACTCCGGGTTATAACGATCATCCTGATGGATCTGGTGCGGAAATCGAATTCATTTTGCCTCCTTCTGGTGGAGGTCATGGTTATAATCCGTTTTTTGAATTGCAGGCTAACTATGCGATTATTTCCCCGCAAACATTAATTCCAAAGGACGACCAGACTGGTATTTTTGCGGGTTATGGAAATTATTATAGGCAAGTTGGTGTTGTTAGAAATCCAATAGATATGAGAAGTGGCAGCTTTGCTAAACGAGATTCATATGATATGAGAACTACGATATACTTCGCAGCTTCGGAAACGATCAATTTCTTAGAGGGTCAGAGAGTATATAATTCTTCAATAGAAAATCAAGAAACTGCTTCTGGTTTGATTTATGATGTTTCTGGCTCTATACCAAATCGTTACTTGGCGCTTGTTGATGTTCAAGGTCAATTTGCCAATGGTGATATTATTTACAATCGTTTAGGAGACACTGCGACGATCTCAACTGCCAGTTTGAGCAACTTTGAATATCCATTATATTCACAAAATGAGCCGACATATTCAGTTATGCCTGCTGGTATTGCTAAATATATAGGAGAAATTATATACCACGAAAACATTTCGCCTATATCCAGAGTATTGGATCAAAAGGAACAATTTAAGTTTATTTTTGAGTTCTAAATAAATAAGATTTTAAAGGAAATAATAAATGCCTATCGACTTTAACAGATTTCCATACTATGACGACTTCACCCCAGACGACAATTATTATCGTTTATTGTTTAAACCGGGTAGAGCTGTTCAGGCTAGAGAACTCACTCAAATTCAAACACTTCTTCAGAATCAAGTTTCTAGGTTAGGTTCACACTTTTTCAAAGATGGATCACTTATTACAGGCGGAAGAATTGATTACGATAGATCAAAGACTAAATGGATTGCGATTCAACCTACGTTTGAGGGTGAGCCGGTAAGAATTAGCACGATTACACCTAGCACACTTATAACCAAACCATCTAAAACACAGACTGTTGGAGCAAAAACCGGAACAATTACGTCAGTTGTAGCGGCAGAAGGAAATGATCCAGACACCATTTACTTTAAGTGGACTTCTGGAGAGCCAAATGATATTGAGAGTGATGGTTTTCAATCTGGTGAGTTGTTAAGTATTGTTGATCCTGTCACCGGAATAGTTAAGTATAGAGTTCGTGCGTTAGTTTCTTCCACACACTATGGAGATTCTGCTCATATTAGTGTTGATCCCGGTATATATTTTTGGAAAGGTATGTTTGTTCAATCTAACGGTGGAAAAATTATATTATCAAAATACTCAAATGATGTTAGTTATAGAGTAGGGTATATTGTTAAAGAGCAAACGATTACAGATGATCCTAAAACGCTAGATCCTGCCACCGGCTATTCAAATTTTTCTGCCCCCGGAGCAGACCGATATAAAATTACTTTACAGTTGGTAAAAATTGGCGATGGAAATTCAATTACTAATACGAATGTTCCAAACTTCATTGAAATTGCGAGAATCAATAACGGAAACATAACTATCTCAGATACAAATGCTGGATCGAGTATGTATAATATTCTCGGAGATAGACTCGCACAGAGAACCTTTGAAGAGAGCGGAAATTATGTATCTAAACGATACGACCTACAACTGCGTAATAAGACAACAAAAGATAACCCTTATGTGACAGCACATATGTCAGATGGAGTTGCTTATGTTGCTGGATATAGACACTCTTTAAATTTCAATAGTACCTTTGACATCAAAAAAGGTCGAGATACAATTAAAGAGACTATTCGAGTAAATAATACACACGGAGATAATTATTTAATTCTACATGATGCAGCCGATTTCAACAATTCCTCAAATAGAGAAAATGCTAATGGTCTTTTTGTTATTGGTCCTGACGCAGAAGGTATAGATATTTCTGATGTGTATGGAAAACGAGGCGCGGCTGTTTCTATTCATTCTGTTCCAAAGCATATTGTTGAACAATACTCCCTGACCGATGAGTGGAAATGGAAATCAACATTAGTAGGCACGGCAAGACCATTTCAATTTTTATATGACGAACAGGCTTCCACTAAATCTGCTGATTGGGGTAGAACCGGATCATCATATGATTTATATTTGAGTGACTATAAGAGTTCAAATGTTTCAAATGCCGTTTCGGTGGACAATATAATTAAATTAAATAGTGGATATGTTAACACTACTGGATATGGAAACTTTTTGTTTGATACCAAAACACATGGAATTACTACAGAAGATCGTGTTTCTATTTCCGGGTTTTCTTCTGACGCATTAAATCTTGATTTTTATCCCGTAAACTTTGCGAATAGCACACATATTGTTATTTATGATACTTCTCTCCCCGCAACTACTATTTTCACAGACGGAGGAGCTTTATATAGAACAACAGGAAACTTGAGTCCTTCTCGAACTGTTGTTCTTGATACATATAGCTCTGCGGCATGGAATGGATCTTACATTGGCGGAACAATTGTTCTTGAAGGTTCTTCACCAAAAAAGATTATTGATTATATCGGAACTGACGCAGCAGCAACAGCCAATTATAGTTCTCAACAAGGAGTTGGTTGGTCAAGAGCAGGAATGGTGATTGTAGACTCTGACTTTGATACAATTCCGCAATATGGTAATACATACACAATCAATCTTCCAATGTCTCAAGCTCGTTCTGTTGTGTATAATCATAACATTAGCGCAACAGGAGCCGGTCAATATCCTGCTGTTTTGAATCAATCGTGGAATGTTGACCCAATTTCTGGTGTTGAAGGCAGTAAAGATAAGTTGTCTAATAGAGTCTATGGCAATCGTGTTGATGGAGATACAGGATATAATAAATACGGAAATTCTCCCGCTGGAGAAGATGCTCTTTTATTTGATATTGGAAGAGTTGCCGTTAAGTCTGTAACAACGACTGGGGATATAAGTGCTGGGTTTACAGGAGATACTACATTTTATTACATGGAAAATGATGTTAAAAATTCTGCATCTACCGGAAAGTCTTTAGACTTTGCTCCTTCTCCAGCTATAAACCATAATTTTTTTGGCAGACCTAAGCCATATCCATATCAAGATACAACAATTTCAGACATAAAAGAAATTAAAAGAAATTTTATTTTAGTAAATCGAACAACAGGACAGCTTTTAACTGAAGACATTGCTAATATTGTAGTAACAATATCCACATATAATATTGAGGTTACTTTAACCGATAAAGATTTCGTTACTGGTGAGTATTATTCTTTATATTTTCCTGTAAAGGCAGAAACCGCTAAACCAGCCTACAAAAAATTGATTAAAGCTAATACAACCTACTCTGGAAAAGCACTACAAGATTTGACTGATTACGCGAATGGTCATGTTTTGTTTCAAGAGGGTACATATTCAACAACTGCCGGTTCTAAATTTAATTTAGGAAAGCCTGACGCTCTCAGAATTCATAAGGTTATAAAAGACATTAGAAATACTGAGCTTGGCATTAATGGTCCAGATGGGGATATTGCTAACACATTACTGGATATTACAAGCTCGTTTACCTTTGATAATGGTCAAAGAGATTCATTTTATGATAATGCATCGCTTATTCTAAAATCAAATGTAAATGCCCCAACAGGAAATGTTCTTGTAATCTTTGATCGTTTTGAAAGGGTTGATAATCCTAAAAGTGGATCTCAAACAGAGGATTTAAGCTCTCCGGGGTTTTTCTCGGTGGATTCTTATCAGTATACGACAGACCTTACACTCGACCATGCTCCGAATATCGGTATTAATTTTACAACTGGTATGCAAATTAAATCAAACAATGAGACAACTGCATATGTTCTTGACTATGCGAATACCGCATCGTATGATGCGAAAGTTAGAGTTCAAGATGTTAGAGGAATAAATGGCGTTACTGAGCCAAAATTTATTGTAGGTGAAACGATAACAGGATTTAACGAAAATGGAGATACCGTTTCGGCAGTTATTACAAATGTTGTTGAAGCTGATTTAAAGTATAGTGAAATTCCAGAATATAATAGTCCGTCTGGAAAAATTTATCCACTAAGAAATATGATTGATGCTAGACCATATGTAGTTACAAGTGATCGTGTAAGTCAAACCCTAGCAAATTCAATGACTTCTTTTATCCCGTCTGCTTCAAGACATAAGGTCGGAAGATCGTCTTTTGCCAATCCTATGGAAACCACAGTTATTTCGGATAGTTTTGCTGGAAGAATAGATAAAATTATTGTCACTAAAGATGGTGATTACCTAAGCGATCCCGGCGTTCCATCTTTTCAGAAATATGCTCCAAAAGATCGTGACCCGAAAGAAGCGTTGACTCTATTTACAATTAATATTCCACCATATACATTTGATCCCCGTGATATTCAAATAAGAGAAAATCCTGCTCTCAGGCATACAATGGGTGATATTGGAAGACTTGCTCGACGAGTTGAAAATCTTGAATATTATGTTTCCTTAACTATGCTTGAACAGCAAATGTCCGAACTTGATATTACAGATCAAGATGGATTTTCAAGGTTTAAAAATGGAATCATAGTTGATAATTTTAATTCGGATTCTTTGATTAGTAAAACGGATTCAATTTTAAGTATCGGAAAGGGTGAGCTTCGTCCTAGACAGTTGTATCACACTCGAAAAGATTCGGTTTCTGATGAAAACACAGAAAAGTCTCCAAGAATTAAATTCACCGTTCATACCGTTTCAAGTGGTGCTTCGATTTATAATAAGTTCTACGACTCGGCACTTGGTGATTTTAATGAGGATGGCGAAAGGATACTCTTTGATTATACTACCACTTCAATGATTACACAACCGTTAGCAACAACTTCGGAAAGTGTTAATCCATTTGATGTTCAAAATTATGTCGGAAGTCTTTCTTTGACACCTGATATTGACCACTGGTTTGATGTAACTAAAATTCCTGAGTATAGTGCTTTATTGAATACAGTTTTTGAAGTTATTACTGATCTTAGTGAGGCAAATTCTTCTACTGATGAAATCATAAATGCTATGTTGACTATGGACGACTTTTGGAATGAAATGGTCGGGCGGTCTTCTTTGGGTGATGATATAACAACACCCGGAATTCATTTTGAAACTCCAACACAATCTGCTGAAATTGAAAGAAATATTGAACTCGGTATGGTATCAGGACAAAGTGCTAGATTTTGGACAACCGCAGAACTTGATGCTGCCATAGCAAATCATGGTGTATATGATGGAATGATAAAATCTTTGAAAATACACCCGTACATTAGAAGCAGAGATGTAATATTAGACGCAAGAGGATTAAAACCCAATCATCTTGCAATATCAAAATTTGATGGAACGGTTATAGAGAATCATTTTGCTCGCGCGACTGAAATTTATATGAACTATGATCCCAGAACTGCTTCTGTTTTATTTCAACCAGATCAAAACGATAAGTATGAAAAAATTAAGTTGACTAGCGGTTCATATACAGCTAACGCAATTCTTTTGGCAGTAAGAGAACCTGTTCATTTATCTGATCCGGTACTCGCGAGTTCAGGATCTCGATATATGATAGGATACATTGTTCCTGTATTTGATGAAGAAACCGGAAAGGTTGATTATACTACTTATAAAGATGGCTATTACGATACAAATTGGAACAGCGAATCCGTTATTAAATCTCATGGGTGGCAAGGAACGAATACCCCAAGAACTATTACAGGATATAAGTCTGGTGCCACAGCAACTTTGATTGGTGCTGGAACACAAATTCATTATTATAATGGTCATTATACTGGAACTGCGAGAAATCTTTCATCAAACACTTCTCATATTATTTTATCTGGTGATGGGCATAGGTATAGACTTCAAAACTTCCAAAAAAATCCTTCGGCAGCACAGGAAAGAGAAAGTGGCTATCCCGAAAGAACATATGTTTCGATTGTTTCTGGTTCGGGAGAAGGACAACAGGCAATAGTAGATTCAATTATTGATGAAAATACTGAGGCTCCAATTTTGAAACTAAGAGGTGATGGATTTACAACATCCATTGATGGCACAAGTGTATATACAATATCAATGAAGCCAGTTAGCCCAAGAGATACTAGATACGCCGTTTCTCAAATTGGTGATTATTCTGGAAAGACAAATCATTATGGCGAAAAACTTGGTATTCTTCGCATTCCTTCTAACGATCGTGTTAAGTTTACAACTGGAAGAAAATTAGTTGAGTTGTCTGATAGATATAGTGAACAAGCATGGAAAATTACAAATTATGCTTCAGGATATTATGAGGCTGCGGGTCAAACAAGAGAAGAGGTTTCCCTAGACTTAACTCCAGATAGATTAAACCTATTGACTGAAATTCGTAGCCAAATTGGAGCATTTAGAGCCTTTGAGGATCATCCTGATGATTTAGGATACATTCCAGCCAGAACTGCTGGTCAACAAGAGTATGGTAAACTTGCTGTAGTAACTGGAATTTCTTTTGACCATGCGAGTGCTAATGGAAAATGGACTGCTACGGATACTGATGGAATTACATTTGTTGCTGGTAGTGCTGCGATTGGTACTGTTGACAATGCTCAGCAAGATCATTTAAGAGATAACTTTAACACCACATGGAAATCTATTCGAGATAATTATCCAGACGTTTATAATAAGTTTTATAGAGGGTATTTTGATCCGTGGATTCTTGAT